CGGTGAACTTGTCGATGATGGCAGTAACGCCAGTCGCTGTGTACTGGGTTGTTTGGGCGTTTTCGGCAAATTTAGCCGGTACGAGGACTTTGACGGTGACTGTCATGGTTTACTCCAATAAGAGGCAGTTATTAGCGGCTTGTTGCATGATGACCCAATTTGTGCCGTCAGACACCATTGTCGCCCAATTTCCTACAACTGCCAAGAGGATTGCTGTGCCAGCGACTGTGCCGTCGATTAACACAACATTGCTAGATGCAGACACCAAAGTCTGAGCCTGCAAATTCTTAAAAGTAAGTTCTCGGCCCGTCCATGCGCTTGCTGTGGGTAGAGTTACCGTGCATGTTGAGCCTGACTTGTTGTTGATTAGCCAAGTCTCGTTGTCAGCTACCGTAAAGTCAGCGGTCTTGGTGACTGGCGCTGACGATGCGGCGTTAATGGCGGCAGTAATAGCTGCGGTGTCAACAATGGGTTGCACTTGCAACGCCTCGATCTGCTTTTGCATTTCGGCCACTTGGGACTCTAAGGCAGAACAGCAGTCAGTCAATACGTCAGGGACTGGTAAGGTAACCACTGGCGGCAAGGTCTGCAACTCTTGATTGACTGACAATAAAGCCGCATCGTAAGACGCAAGCAAGGATATGGCGTCAGCGCCAGTACCGCCATCATCGACCACGGAAGTTGCTATGTCTTGTAGCGACAGAAAGAACAAATACCAGGCGCGGTCAATCAGACCCGTGCGAGGGTCAATCAACGGCACTCGTGGTGGCGTGATCGGCGTCGGCGTAGCGTTAGGGCTAGGCATTCGTTGGACTCAGAATTAGTTCTGCGCCCATGATGGCAATCTTCACAGGATCAGTGGCAGACACTTCATACACTCGGTCACGCAGTTTGACGGTCATGCCCAAGCGCCGCCAGATTACACGTTTGTAATACTGTCCGATCTTGCCCATGGATGCCCAATGCTCGTTTGACCATGTGTGGCCACCATCGTCTGACCAGCGCAGCATGACTTGTGGATCAGCGCCTTGAGTAGCAATTGCTTCTTGTTCTGCAATTAAATAATCGCCGTTTTCGGTAATTAAATAATCATCGGATTCTGTTTGCAAATAAATTGTTTCATTGACAATAAAACCATTTAAACCAACGCCAGACTCGCAATCAAGTTGCATCATGTGCTGGGTCGTGCGGCGCAGATTGTTTTGGCCAGTTGGCAATGCACGCCATGAGCGTAGCCACTTTTGTATGTTGCCGTTGTCGCTAAAGTCATCTAGGTCAAACGCATAGATGTTGCCGTTTTCAAAATCGCCAACAACAATACTGTTGTTAAACGCCATCTGGCAGTTGCCACGATGGCGTGTGAAGTTGCCGTCAGCAAACCCTGCACGCTCATGCCAGGCTTGTGTGGCCGCATCATAGACCCAAGTGGTGTTAGCACTAGGGAAAACCAGTACATAGAAACTATGGCCGTCTTGCTGATAAGTATAGGCAATGGCGTCTGACATGTCAGCATACTGCTGAATCTGCCACTCAACAGCGTGAGTTGAGATGCGAACGCCGGTGTAGCCGTTGGCGCGGTAGACAATACCTTGGCCACGGCGGTCGCGGCCAAGCCAGAACAGGCCGTTGTCCATCTTGGCTACAGAGTAAGGGGCTGCGCAGCCCAGCTCATTAAACGCGCCCTGAATGCGCTGCAATGGAAAATCTGTTGCGCCAGAATCAAACCAGACTTCAATCGAATTAGTGCCAAACGCCCACACTTCGCGGAAGTTGGACGCCACGGCAATCAGGCCATCAGGAGAGCCTTCGGTACTGGCAAAGTCAAGTGGGTCAATGGATGTGCCGTCTAGCAGCTGTGTCACCCACAGCAACTGGCTATTGGGCTGGTTGAACACAAAGTAACCATCCAAATAACAGACAGTCACAGCGCCTGGGAAGTCTGGATCGGTAATCTGGCCAAAAACGTTTGTTGTGTTGTTGTAGATGTAGCTGGGGCCGTTGGCCGCAATGAACAATTGCGTGCCGTTGTCAGCCATGCTGACTGGCCCAGTACCGGCCACCGTGCCGATTAGCGTGGCCACATACGATGTGTTGATCTTGTAAAGCTGTGTGCCTGACACCACGAAGGCTGTGCTGTCGCTAGACGAAAAAGCCCAAAGGCCACGGATTGGGCCGTTGCCAACGGTGTTAAGCAGTTTTAGGCCAGGGGCGCGGTTCAGGAACGCAGGCTCTTTACCAGCTTCTGGGACGATCTCTGGAAACAGATTGACCATCCGAGCGTCTGCCGCATTGACAGACCGCGCTACATAAGTAGAGCCAAGAATCGGCGTCTTCATTAGTAGTTACCGGCATAGATGTTGAAACGCTGGCGGTTGGCCACCAATGCGTAAGGCAGTGCCATCACATCATCAGGGTTGTTGATGCGCTTCAAGTCACGCTTAGAAGTCATCGCAATGCGCTGCACTTGTGGGCTTGGCTCAACGCCAAACTCAGGGGCAAACTCCATGGCCAAGTTGTATGTAAACGCACGCAGATAGCCTGGTGGGTAGTACAGCACCGTGGATAGCGTGGCGGGGCGGTTTAGTTCTTCAACCGATACAAAGTGAAATTCCAAGTCTTGCGTTGGCCGTGGATAGAGATATATCTCAATATCAGGAAACGTCATGTTTACCCACATAACTTGTGGGTAAGTAGAAGTCACGGTCTTAACAGCAATACCGTTGTACTGCTGTTGGTTAATCATTTTGATGCCATAAGACACGCCGTTGTTTGCTTTAAAGTACGTAGCATCATCAAGCAAAATAGGGCGAAGGCCAACAAAGTCACCAGTTGGGCCAAGGGTGCGGCTAATTAAGCCTGCTGGCCATGTAAAGACTTGATCTTGTGTGCAAAACACGGCTAAACGCTCTGTGTTCCACGAATCAATCATTTGATTGAACGCCATCAAGGCGTCTTGTGACGTAGCCGCAGAGGGCGTTTCACCTTCAGCAAGCACACCGAGAAGTCTAAGCGCCCGTTCGATTTGTTGGCCAGCGGTGTACGTTGTCATTTTTAAACCTCAGCAGTGGTTTTTCTACGGCGTTTAACTTCCAGCACGTTCACAGGAGCCGCTTCAGTTTCAGAAGGCGTGTCTGGATTATAGCGAGTCCAGCCATTTCTTTCATCCATCTCAGCCTCTAAATCCATAGTCGCCACTTTGGCGCCATGTTCGGGATGTTCAAGATAAATGATCATAATTTAAGAATGGGGGTGATTAACCCCCATTTAGTTTAAGCCAACAAACCAAGAGTTTGAAGTTTAGTTTCCAACTGTCCTACACGGGCTTGCAAATTTGCAATCACCGCCAGAACTGAATTACCCTCGTCTTTGGTAACAAAACCAAATGGGGTTGTTTGAGTCAAGTCTTGAATTGCAAAGTCCGGCGTGCCGGGTGCAGTAGACGTGATTGTAGTTAAGGCAGCAGTGTTGGCCGCAGGTTTAGTTGTCGGCGTAGCGCCGTAAAAACCTGCTGTGCCGCCAGATTTACCCATAATTGCGCCGTCAAGTTGTGCGTCTTCAAACGCAACGCCTACAGCAATAGTATTTGGCATGATTTTGTTTCCTTTTAAAAATGAGGGCCGAAGCCCCCATTTAAGTTTAGGCAATACGATACAAAGTCCAAGAACCTTCGCCGGTTTTACGGGCGAGGAAACGGGCGGATGTGCTTTCCAACGCAACCATGTTTCCAACCAAAGTCCAGCCTGTGCCTGCGGCAACAGTGACTTGATAAGCAGCATCGACAACCACAATTGCAAACTCAAAAGCAGCGTTCACTTTAGCAGCGCTGCTAATATCAGCTTCCAACAAAGCCACGGTGGGCAAAGTTGCAGTGATGTCGGCAGCAGAGTCGCTGGTAAACAAACCATTTGCCAATTGAGCAGCGGTCAAAGTTGCGTCAGCAGTCAAAGCTGTTGGAGCGCCTTGAACGAACAGTTGTGCTTCGCCGACATTACCGTCACCGAGTTGATAACCACCAGCACCATTAGGGAGAGCCATGATAATTTCCTTTCAATATTAAGAACAGAGATAGGGGCCGAAGCCCCAATCAGATTAGCCCCAGATACGGCAGCCCATTTGTGGGCGGATCGTGTTGAAGCCGTACAAAACGTCAATACGGCAAGGCATTCTATCGTTATTTATATCGTATTGCCTCACAATTCTTAGGGAGATTCCGTTGTGAACAGCACGAGCAGCCATGTCAACACCTTGTGGCAACAGCAAGTCAGCAGTTGCAAAGGTGATGGCGTCCTTGTGGTATACCAAGTTCTGTGCGTACTGGCTAGAAGCAGCGCCTACGAACACGACAGCCTTACCAGAGACAGGGAAGCTGTCAACGGTAGCCAAAGCATTGGCGGCGGTGTAGATAGGAGCAACAGACACAACAATTGCAGTGCCGCTGGCAGTGGCGTCAGCCAAAGCAACGAACTGGAACAAAGAGCCAGTAGACTCGCGGGTTTGTGGGTTCACAGCGAAGCAATCAGCAACGGTGAACACGTCACCGGCTTTAACTGTCAGGCCAGAGCCGATAGTTAAAGCAATGCTAGAAGCGCCTTGAGAAGTCACAGTGGTGGTCACAGAGTTGCCGGTGGCAACGCGAGAGCCAGTTGTGTGTTGCTTGATAGACTGAGACATGTTGATCTCGTCAAAGCCCAACACGCCAGTGCCCATCATGCCGTTCTTGAATTGCTTGCTGATAGTGTCTGTAGGATTGAACAAACCTTTCATGCCTTCAACCAAGCCAGCGTTAGCAGCAGGGTTCACGGTAGCGTAACGGGGAGACATCACAGCTGCGTTCTCGTTCAGCTTCTGCTGGGCTTGGAGCAAGACCAAAGAAGTAGAAGGAGTGGTGCCAGGTGTACCAACGGTGTTGCCGATAGATTTGTACGCATTGGCCACATCAGCATCAATAGAAGATGCCAACTGGCTGATACGAGGCTTCAACACACGCTCTGCGAAGTCATCCAATTGCATGGTCAATTCAGCAGATGTGAAGTTGACACCGATGTGCTTTTGGCTGGCAACGGTCAAAGTGGTGAACTGCTCGTTGTCGTCTTGCACTTGCAAGGCGGCGCCGTCAGTTACCAAAGCACGGTCGGGCAAACGGATACGCAGTGTAGAACCAATCTTTGCGCCTTCAACAGCGAAAGAATCGTCATACTGGCGGTTCACATTACGGGTAAGAACAAGGTTGTTTTCCAAGATTTCCAGCGACTTGCGGGTAATCATGTCAATCGTCAGAATAGTATTAGACATTTCAGTCCTTTCAAAAAAGTCAAAGTTTTAGCGGTTCTGTGCTTGTAGCTTCTTAATCTGTCTTGCACGTTCAGCTTCAATCCACTGCGAGGCCGTCATGCTCTTGATAGAGCGAGGGTCTGTAGTGTCTAAGGCTGGCGCTCCAACGGAGCGTGCAGTGACAGGAGAAATCGGCGCAGGCGCAGATGTTGTTTTCTTGATCGGGGGCGCTGATGCCAATTTGGCCTCAATTCTCCCAATCTCTTTCGCCTGACTGAGTGGCGTCATGCGTGAGATGCGATCTGCTTCTTTTGGATTTGAGCCAAGGTAGTACGCTAACTCAGGCCCAATGTCCGAAGACTGGATCGTTTCGGCCATCACATTTGTGATCGGTAGCTTGGGGTTGTAGGCGACTTGTTCAAAGTCATCATACTTGTCCCGCGCTGCTTCTTCACGCTCTTGATAGCTTTCGAGAACGGCTGATTGCTGCTTGGCTGCTTCACGTTTGGCCAATAGTTCTTCAGCTTTCTGATACGCCATTGCTTCCGCATAGGCTTCAGGGCTTTCAAACTGGTCAACGGACGCAGTTGGTGCAGCTTTCACGATTTGCGTTTCGGCAGACCGTTGTGCTTGCTCTCTTTCCCACTTACGTTGCTCTCTTGCGAGGCGTTTGCCGATCATCGCATCAATTTCAGCCTGGGAGTATTTTTTCTCTTCGACTTGATCAACTTGGTTCTCAGCGACTTCCGGCGTACTTTCAGCAACTTCAGGTGTGGCCGTCACATCCGTGGTTGGCGCGGAGTCTACTTCCGCTAGGGCTTGGACTTCTTCAGTCATTTTTTATGAATCCTAAGATTCCTCGGTCTACTGGGCCGATACAGTTGTTTTAATCTTACACCAGATTACTCTGGCTGTGCAACTACTTGAGCAGCTTGATAAGAAGCGATAACTGCTGGTGTATGAATAGCTGCGGCAATGGCTTGCACTTTGGCATCTTCAGCACTTGTATCAGCACCAGGCACAACAATATGGCGGTGGAATTTTGCACTGATCTGTCTGCCGTCTTCCATGATAGCGGTCTTGGTGCGTACTTGAACGCAACCGTTTTCAATAACTTCAATCAAATCAACAGAGATAACTTTTTCGAGAGCCATTTTGATACTCCAATCAAAATCAAATTTCGGTGTTCTGCACCGACACAGTTTGTTAATACACTATTTTAAATTTATACCCAAGGCAAAGCAGGTTCTGCAACTTTTTTAGCTGGTTGGTGCAAAAGCTGATTGGTAATTTCGTTTTCACCTTCGTTTTTGATAAAACGAGTTCTGGTAAATGTTGTGTTATTAATTGGGTTGTTAAAAGTAATTGTTTCGGGCTTAAAACACCAGTCAATAACTTGTTGTTCAGTCAATTGTTCATACGGAATAAAAGTATCGCTGCGAACTAAATTTCGGCTGTATGAAGCTGAAGCAGATGAAGTTTCATTTGTACCTACAACAGTCAATTCAACCGCAACAATTAAATTGTCTTCAACGACTTGAACTTTGTTAACTACCCATTTAAAAGTAATTGACATAATAATTTCCTTAAGACCCTGTAAAGATCATGTAGTTGAAAGTTTTGTCTACGTTTGCATTGTTTGGATGCGTGATCGTAAAAGATGTTGCCGCAGAAATAGCCGAGACATATACGCTTGTTGCTGAACCAACATCAGCAGCCGCAGTTGACGATGTGGGTGTCAATAGTACTGTTGAGTTTGCAGCTATAAAAGGAACATTTGTTACAACAGTAGTCGCTGAATTAGGGGTCAAAGTTAATGTGCCAACTGAATAATTATTAGCGCCACCAGACCCATATTTTTGTAACGAATTGTACAAAATGTCATTGATGGTTGTATTGTTCTTTGGCCCCAACAATGAGATTTGAGACAAAAAGCCAGTGATCGTACTTTGAATAACACCCGTACCGCCAGACCTACCCGTAAACGACGTACTACCCATATCAATGGTTGAGTAGTCTAAATTTTGTACGCTAATGGAGGCCCCAACATTAGACC